ATATCGACAACCTTCGTCCTATTTGTGCAAAGTGCAACAGGTCTATGGGAGATAATTACACTATCGACGAGTTTTCAAAGATTAGTAAGCGTTCGTCACGTCTTTGGGAGTGCTTCAAGTACACTACAGAACCGGGACCCGCAGTCCCGCAGTAGGGATGTCGCTCCTNGTCTTTATGAGGTAGCGCATCTTGTCCTGTGTGCGCTGTTGGAAAAACATGAAGATGAAGACTATCAGGGGCAAAGACCGCAGCTCACCGAGCTGTGAGTGAATGTACCCCGAGACGCCCTCAAGAGGAAAAGGAACCTTCTTGATGATACCTCGGGCCAAGTAGATGAGGGCCCCGATGAGCCCAAACTGGAGAGCAACCTCTACAAATATCTTCCACTTTGCCTTTTTCTCATTCAGAGGTGGTGTTATCTTATCGAGCCAGTGTGACGCAAGGTACGAGATGACGAAACTCAGCATACCGACATACGCAACACCGAGGAGACGTATGGCGTGTATATGAACCATTTATTATTATGTAAGAATATATTAATGATCCAATGTTCCTGGAACGAAGGAGAGGCCCTGGTGACCCTGGTCGTCAAGGATTACCCTGAAGAAGGCTTGAAGTTTGATGATATCCTGCCTATTATTCAAACAATCCGGGCAAAGGCAACATCAATGGTCATACGGGCCGATTTAACTGGAGCAAACATGGTTGATATTTATAGGTTCAAAACAATTGCTAAAGTTGTATCAGAGGTTATAGAATACACGAAAGATGACAACTTGCTCGAAAGGCTTGAGTTTGTGGGTACTGGGTCTTTTTTTCGAATGATCTACAAGCCCATAAGTCTGATTATACCCAAGTATTTTCGCGATAGAGCAGTGTTTTTATAGTATCAAATACTATGAATGGATTGGCTCGTCTTTTATCACGACGAGGAGGCGCATCATCTCCTGATCGACATCAACATGGCCCGTCTCATCGAACTCCAGCCAGCCACTATGGAAGGTACGGATGAATTCTGTCGGGAAATATATCCAATTCTCGACAAAATTGAGGAGGTCTGTCTGACCAATAACCTGAAGCAAGTCTGCTCGGTTGACCTTGAAGGAATTTATGTTCAAAATATAAACCCCATCACGATGGTCCGGATAATATGGAACATCCACGAGTACAAGAAGAACTGTATTTTACTTGAGAAATGCCAGGTGAGTGGAGGAGGGTCAATAGTCGCATCCATCATTCACGCGGTCAAGGGGTTTTTGCCCCCATTTATGAGGCCAATGATAGAACTAACAGCGTGAATAGAAAAACCGCTATGGAACTTGCGGACATTCGAATGAGGAAATCGAAATCCCATGTCCGTTCTATACCTATGTCACCTTCGAACATTGACTTGAAACTCATGAACCCTTTTTCTGATGCCAAGTCACCCTGACTGGCCAGGATCTCTTTTGTGCACAAAATTCGTATAGGAAATCTGTTGAGCTGGAAGTCTATCCCGACCTTCATCAATTTAGGATCAAAATTACAAAGCTTCCGGGCACACTCAATGTGTATCAGATATGCATGTGTTCCTAGGGGTTGACCCTCAAAGAGTTTTTCGGATACACTCTGTCTTACGATAGGTGTTATGTATCCCAAGAATATCATGTCCCACTTCGAAGGTGCGTCTGCCAGGGTGCCCTCTAATTTTGTTTTAAAATTGGGAAGGAGGTGGACATCATCCTCAAAAACCAAGGCATATTCATACCCCTTGGCAACCATGTCCCTCCAGACTCTCACGTGGCTAGAGGCGCATCCGTATTCTGGGGGGGTAATGTAGAGTCCGTCGGGGGTGTCGACTCGTCCGTCAGTTGCTGGGAAGAATTCGACTCCATAGAATCCCTCGCGGGTGAACTCGGCCTGTACAACTTCTCGTCTGTCTCGTCTTCTTTCAAGACTGATACAGTATATGTGCATGTCTGTGATTTCGGGTCATTTTTTATAGTACTCCAAGACGCAATCCTGTTCATTAAAAGGTCTATGACATTCCATGCAAGTATGGCCAATGCGAAAAGTTTGACTCGAAGGTCAAGGTCCTTGACACATTTTAGGATCAAAATTGGGCCTAAGATTCCAAAGGCGTGTACTGCCAGACTTGACTCTCTAAATGCCATGTAAAAAGCAAATGTTGCAGCGGTGACTATAGCTTCCATTAAGGATGATGCTTAAAAAAATAGAACGAATAAAACACAATGGACCTGCTCGTATTCTACCCACAGGGACGACACCTGTACATAGAATTCCTAGGGTCCAAGTATATTGAGCGCCAACCAAAGACTCCTGAGGAGGTTGCAGTCTTTTCACAGTCAATCAGACCTGTTGTTCAGCAGCTTGATGACTATGTAGAAAAGCATGGGCTCAAGGAGATTATTGAGCTGAACCTCAAGGGTGTTCCCATTGCCAAGCTCAACTCTGAGACGGCCCTGCACCTCATCAACCTCATGTCGGATCTCAGACCAGACAAGAACATCCTCGAGAAGATTCGCATCATCAATGCAAACCCGGTATTTGCTATGGTCTACAAGGGGGTCCGAGGTCAACTCCCTGCGCGCCTCAGGGACATTATTGAGGTTGAGAATGACTCCAAGTTTTTCTAGACAAGCAGTTGCGTAGCAACTGGTTTCGGCGAAGCCTTCCATGAAGCCGCGTTTAATTTCAATCCAAAATTAGGAGCCATAAAATTATGACATCTAATGTTATGGCAGAGGCTTCCCGATGGCATCCCGATGAGCAAGAATTTTTGGCCAAGCTCGAACAGCAGTGTAACACCTACTATGAACATCACAATGCAGATCACATGTATTATCAAAAACTTGCGACGCGTTTTAATATCCCTATCCTCATTGTCTCGGCAGTCAACGCACTGACTGCCGTTGGGCTCAATTCGTTTATTGCACAGGAATACGTGTCAGTACTGAACGCCATCCTTTCAGCCGGCACGGGCGTTCTAGGGTCCATTCAGCTCTATCTCAAGATTAGTGAAAAGATGACAAACTCCTTACGGGCAGCTATCCTCATGAAACGGCTCGCTCTCAAGATATCCAAGGAGCTTAGTATTGATATGGCGAATAGGGTTACAAAAGGGGAGGCTTTCTTGGGCGACTGCTTCGCAGAGTTTAACACTGCGCTCGAACAAGGAAACCCTATTGAAAAGTCGCTTCATAACCATTTGGCTTTCACTCCACCTATAAAGAAGGAGAGGTATTCACTGGTCAATGCTGCGGTAAATTTAGTCTCACGATCTCCGAGGAGTGAGGCGAATGAATTTAGTTCAAATGAAAGGATGATACGTCTCGAGGGCTCTCGCGCCAAAAAGCTTTGGGGTCTTGCTGATAGAGCTCGAACAGGCGGTTATTCTCCTCCCGAATATCGGACGCCTCCAGATCCGAGCGAGTCAAGCCAGGAGGACATTCGTCAACGAGAACGGGATGTAGAGACTGGAGCTCTGGGCTCTTGAGCCTGGCCACNGCAAACGCAATATCCAGATCGAGCCCTTCACTGGTTCGGACCCAGTAATGCTCGCATGACTCCTTAGACTCCATGATGACACAATATCCTTTGATGATTTCAGAACTTATATTTTGTCTATCGAGGATACGCTTGAAAATAGCAACGTGATGCATAACACTTCCAGGTACGTTGTAAATTTTCAAACGGGTCGCCAGACGGTTCAGAGTCTCCATTATACTAATCGTGCCAAAAAACTTTATTGGTCCATTATAATGGAGACTATTCCTATTCCGGGTAATAATTGGAAATACGGAGTTGGATTTCTCGTTGGGTTGGTCGTGACTGTAATCATAATTATTGTGCTTGCAAACAAGTACGGAAAAGCGACACCAACTCCCCAAGCGTCTGCACCGGCCCAAGCGCCTGCCCAAGCTCCCTCGAGTTGTAAAGCGGACGGTTCCCCCAGCACATCAAATGGTTCGGACTGTTGTTCATCAAATGGAGTAGATGATAATGGGAACTGCAAATCGGTAAGTTCATCTTGCACCCCTGACGGCGCACCCAGCACGTCAAGTGGTACAGATTGCTGCTCATCGAATGGTGTGGATTCTCTTGGAAACTGCGCGCCGATGGCTGGGGAGCCGGTAGTGTCTCTCCCGCCTTCATCATCTTCAGCNCCAGCTACGGGAACGTCGAGTTTTTCTACAGAGCCCGCTGATTTTTAAATAATTGGAAAGAGTAATGGCGACGGTGTCTTTTACAATGCCGACCGGTCCAATAGTCTATCCAGGAAAGAAGACGGGAGGTTTTTTCAAGTTACTTTTTTCCACAGTGTTACTCGTAGGACTTTTCGCGTTTATATGGTGGTTCTACAAGTCAATGATGAGTGTGACACCCGCACCACCTGCGTCAGCACCAACCTCTTGCACGGTATCAGGGAAGCAAAGTATAACATCCGATGGTTCAGACTGTTGCACCGGTGCAATGGATTTCAATAACGTGTGTCAACCGCCAAGTACTAGTGTCGCCCCGGCGACCGCCCCGGCGTGTGTACCGGATGGATCCCCGAGTCTGACTGACGGAGATGACTGTTGCGCATCAAATGGTGTTGATGATGATGGAAACTGTATGCCAGCGACTCCAAAGGGAGCCACTCCCAGTTCATCTATTGGGGCTCCAGCCGCCTCTTAAAAAAATAAGGCTCTCATAACATATGAAGGAACCGATTCTTGAACCAAGTCTTGATCGTTTCACAACCTTTCCTATACGGTACCCGGACTTGTGGGCACTCTATAAGAAAGCAGTCGGGTCATTTTGGACCGTCGAAGAGATTGACCTTGCGAATGATCTCAAAGACTGGGACCGGCTCACCCCTGACGAGCAGCACTTCATCAAGCACGTTCTGGCCTTTTTTGCAGCGTCAGACGGTATCGTGATGGAGAATATTGACTTGAATTTCTCAAATGATGTTCAAATTTCAGAGGCTCGGTCATTTTATGCGTACCAGTCATTCAACGAATCTATCCATTCCGAGACTTACTCACTTATGATTGATAAGTTGGTCCGCGACCCCGAAGAGAAGAAGAGCCTCTTCCAGGCGATCGAGACTGTCCCGGCGGTCAAAGCTAAAGCTGAATGGGCCCTCACTTGGATAGGAAAAAGCGCGTCGTTTGCTCAACGTCTCGTCGCTTTTGCATGTGTGGAAGGTATCTTCTTCAGCGGATCGTTCTGCGCCATCTTTTGGCTCAAGAAGCGGGGCCTTATGCCGGGCCTTTCGTTTAGTAACGAACTGATAAGCCGCGATGAGGGCCTTCATCAGGAGTTTGCGGTGACTCTCTACTCTCATCTGAGGGAAAAGTGTCCCTCCAAAGATATTCACAAGATTGTCCAGTGGGCCTGCGAGGTCGAGAGCGAGTTTATCACAGAGGCGCTCCCATGCAAGCTCATAGGTATGGATGCCCAAGAAATGAAGCAGTATATTGAATTTGTCGCAGACCGATTGATGGCTCAGTTTGGAGAGGCACCTATTTACGGTTCCAAAAACCCTTTCGACTGGATGGAGAACATCTCATTGGAAGGGAAGACCAATTTCTTTGAGAAAAGGGTCGGGGATTATTCAAAGCACATGGTGGCTGACGGGGACTCTATAAGGTTTGACGAAGACTTCTAGTAACAATAAGACCCNTTCTTGGGCTGCAGGTTGCACTTGAGTGGCGGCTTGCAGGTGGTGGTGCTACATAGGACAGGAGATGCTTCCATAAAGGACACCTTGGGGAGGTACCGGCCGACCAGATACAGAACGAAGAGGAAGAAGAGCATGTGCAGAAACAGGCCTGGAAAGGTGGCGACGCCCTCGGCGCTCGAAACCCAATTTCCCAGGACTGATCGCATGAGCTTGAAAGTCTGGGGGCTGGAGGCGAT